GGCGTCGTACAGTTTTCTGGCATTAGGTGGTAGATCTACCATAATGTCGTTGTAAGTTAACTCGGGCAGATCTAGATGGTCCAGCGCCGCCATACGAAGCACCTTGCCAGCCAATGCCGTATGAATCCTAGTCTCACCATCGGATTGCAGCTTCCATTCGTACCCGCCGTAACCGGAGGGGAAGAAGTATTCTGTTCTGAATCGTGAGATGTAAGGGCCAAAGGTAGCGCCTTGGTCCAGTATAAGCTGAGGCCCGAAGATGTCAAGCAAGCTGTTTGGCGCTGGTGAGCCGGTTAAGCCCCAACGGCGATCAAACTTATTCAGCAAAGGCTTTATTGTCTTAAACCGCTGAGTTTGCGTGTTTTTCATATAAGATATCTCATCCACCGTCAGGATTTGGAAGGGCCAATCTTTGCCATTAAGTTGCGAAGACAGCCAGCCAAGGCCTTCAAAGTTGATAACATATATGTCATGCTGTTGCTTCAAGACCTTAGCTTTGGTACCACCATGCAGCACGCCAACGGAGTAATCCGCAAACTGCTCCCACTTCTTGGCTTCAGCTGGCCACACGCTATGCACAGGCCTAAGTGGTGCAATGACCAGCATTTTCTTGGCCATGCCTTTAAGCTTTAGAATTCTAAAAGCCGATAGCACAACAGCTGTTTTACCAAGCCCAGGATCCAGCCATAAAGCTGCCGAGCCTTTTTCCACCAGAAACTTTACAGCTTCTTTCTGGTACTCATGCGGTTCCCAAAACATTGTCGATACCTTCCTTAGAGTCAATGATGTGAACAAGGTGACCAAACTTTTGCAAGTCGTTATGCACCTTGTCCTGCAAAGCTGAGGTTTTACCTCCGGGCCGCTTTAGTTCTACCCACAAAACTCCGCCGCCTTTCAACGGCACAATACGATCGGGCCAACCGCGGGCATAGCGTACGTTCAACTTCAACGTAAGCAAGCCACGTTTCTTGCAAGCGGCAGAGAAGTAAGTTTCCAAATGCCGCTCAAGCAATACTGCAGTTACCACTGGCAGGGCCCGCCATTGGATTTGCGGAAGTGGCACCACCTGCAACCATAAGATGGCTTAGGCGCAAAGATGTCATCTTTTTCAAGTTTGCCTACACGTGCTGAAAGCCAAGCTTGTAAGGTTGAAAAATCTTTGCGTGTGTATTCTGGGTAGGGTGATTGCTTGTTTAAGTCGATGTAGCAAATCTCGGTAGTTACGGTCTCTATCTCTGAGTGGCTGGCCAAGATGATTGTTGCATACAACTTTAATTGCTCACCGTACTCACGCTCTTTGCCTGTCTTCCAGTCAAGGACGTGGGCTCTGGGGCCTTCGAAATACACAGCATCATAGATACCCCTTACCCAAGCCTCAGGGGCCTTGAAGTCACAAGGTTGCCAATCTTTGGTTACAGCAAACTCTACCTCGCTGCGTGTTTTCTTTGCAACAAGCTCTTCAAGGTAAGGAAACCAGAACTTACGTTCATCTGGAATTAGATTGAGATTGATCAATGCATCTTCAAACTCGGCGTGGATCATCTTGCCACGTTCAGCGGCGTCACCTGCTGGCTCATGCCGATGCTCAATGCGAGTCAGCTTGTACTTGTAAGGGCAATCTTCGTATGTTTTGATTGATGAGTTTGAGTATGCCATCACTGACCTTTCAATGTTTCATTATATGGGAAGAACGGCTTTGGGTTATCAACAACAAGCTTTACCTGCTGCATGCCATTGCGTGTACGAAATCTAGGGTCTTGCAAGAAGATGCTAGGCCGTGGATCATTCTGCCATTCAAAGGGGCTTAACGTATGCGTAGGTCTACTGTCTTTTGCAACAAAGCAATTCTTTTTATGATCGTAGGTCATCAGTTCCATTATGTGCATTTTGTTGTTTTTCATAGTATTGTTTAGGGAACGGGTCTTTTTTATCTAGCAATGCCCTTAACCATTCAGCGCCGCCAAGATGATTAAGAATAATCCATTGTCTGTCTGACATCCGTACTTGTCTGCCTACTAAAGGCTCGGGCGGTTTAGGTCTGGGCACCTTTCATACTCCTTATGTATGCGGCAAAGCTTGCCATAGTGTCTTTTTCAAACGCTTTGAAGTTGTCAACTTCTTTTGCCACTTCTTCAAGGGTGTCGTTTCTGATCTTGTTTGAGATAGGGTCAAGCTGTTTCATAATCATTTGCCGCTTGCGCCAGCCTAATGCCTTTTCAAGCTCGTTAAACGCCTCATCTTCTTCAGTCATAGCGGCCTCCAAACGTACAAATCCATCAACACAACAATTAGGCCTACAAGAAGCAGAACCCTTTCAAGCTTTTCCCAACGTGTCATCATTTGACCTCCTGATACGTATTGCCGATTTTGTAGTCACTAACCATAGGCACATCCATCGTTAAAGCATTGCACATAGACCATGTCAGGCATTCAGCCTCACGAACCACATGCTCTTCCGGAGCTGAGATAACCAACTCATCATGCACGCTAAGCAGAAGCCTACTACCCTGACGTTTGCTTTGGTACAGCAGCATGGCAGCTTTGGCCTGATCAGCCGCGGAGCCTTGAATTAAAAGGTTAACCCCTTTGTAGTCAAACTCCCTCAACCTGCCATTGATAATCTTAGGCGGTTCCATCTTGATGAGACGCCCACCAATGGTTTTCAATGGTTGGTTTAATTTATACCTTGTCCGCATGGTGGTCTGCATTGTCTTAAGGCCCGGAGCCACTGCGGTGGTATATGTATCCACCAATGTCTTTGCCATTTCATAATCTATCTCCAGCATTTCACTGATTTTCCTAGGCCCCGCGCCGTAAAGAATAGCAAACGATACGCCTTTTGAATAGGTCCTTGACACCTCACGGCCGCTGGCCTCAGTCATCATCTTGGCAGCGTAGGTATGCAAGTCAGCACGAGCATCGGCTTGATATTGCTGCATCAATGCGCCGCCTTCAAAGTGCGCAAAGATACGCAGCTCTTGAGCGTTGAAGTCACATGCAATTAGCTTATGCCCTTCATCTGCTAGGATGAAGCTGCGGATGAGCGGGAGGGTTGCCACATCCAAGTCGGGTGGAATTCCAACCTTCGGGTAACGGACAGGCGCATTTTGAAAGTTGGGTGTTGAGGAGAGTCGGCCGGTTCGTGTGCCCCCACGTTCACCTCGTACACTGTTCCAGTTGGTGTAGATTCGACCTGTAGATGCAGAAGCTTGTAACCATGGCTCAATGAAAGTTGACAAACATGTTGATAGGTTGGCTCTATATCTGAGGACATCTTTTAACTCCGTGTGTGTGATTAGTTCTTCAAAGGTTTCTTTGTCGGCCCTAGGTTGGCCTTTATCCGTGGTAGGCCACCCATTATCTTTGATCCAGTACTCTGTGGGATAAATACTATTGACCAGCTCTTTATCGCTGTCAAGATTCAACTCAGGAGAACCTAACAATGCGCGAACCCAAACACTACACTTTTCAATATCTATTGTTGCTTGCTCTTTTGCTTTTTGCAAACCGACTCGATCAACCCTTACACCTAACCGGGAGTTTTCAAGTAACATTGGAATCAAAGCCACCTCACGGTGGTAAGCCTCCTGCTGTGCGGGTAAAACCTGCACGCTGAGATATTCGTAAAGCTTGCTTGTAAGCCGTACATCAGCTGCGGCGTATTTGCCTACCAATTCCACGGGGCCACGGGATATGTACGCGCCCCATGTAGACTTTTTACGCCGTGCCTCATCCACATTAGCAAGGATCCACTCCTTCAGCTCATCCCTTTCATTAGGCGTGTCCAAGCTCCAAGTGACAACCAAGTCTTTTAAAGAGAGAGATTGTACGTGTGGATCGTGGAGAAAAGCAAGTATAAGAGTATCGTGTACACGCCGAGTGTCCTGTGGGATGGGTACATCCAAATGCGTTGCAGCAACGTCAAGGTCAAACATAGCGTTATGAAAACAGATGTCGCGTCCGCTATCATAGATCATCTCCATCATAGCTTTGACAGCTGCTTGCGTTGTGTTATTGCCTGTGAGGTGGCCAAAGGCATGGTAGCCGTCTGGGTATTCACCTTCAGGGTCGTAGACGGCCAAGCCAACTGGCACAGGAGGATACTCCGGCCGTGGGCCAATGGCCAATGTTTCAAAATCAAGATAAACAGGTTTCATAATGAAGGCGGGGTAC